CCATTTTTGTTCGGCGTTGATCATCATTTAGTAATAAATCTATAAGAGCTAATAATTCAGAATTTGTTTCAAATTCATACATATCTTCTGTATCTACATAAGGATATAGCATTTCTATAAGATTTCTTCTTGTAAGTAAAACACATCCGTTAGCTAAAGATTCCCAATATCTAGCAGAATTACATTCATATGCACCATGTGCATCAACCGATATTTTACTTCTCGTTAGAATATCATAGTAATGTGAATTGTCTCTACCACCAGTATCTATTGTTACTGCCTGATCACCACCATAAAATGATCCTATAACAGAATCAGGAATTTTTGCTTCCTCTAAACATGTTTGAATTTCACTGCGCCAGGGTTTAGTATCATCATGTGGCCCAAACATGCATGTTACTGAAAATTTCTTATCATCAAAACGAAATGGTAAAAAATATCTATCTTCACATGCAAATGGAAATGGCCAAACATTATTTGGATGATCTAGATTTAATCTCATTTCCCTTTTGAAATACAGAGCAAAATTATTTGGATCCTTTTTATATGGATGAGTATCTTCACCATCCATATATATTATATCATCTCTACCTGTATCAAAAGCAAGGTATTCTTTAACATTATTGTTCGAACATAAAATGATGAGATCTGCGGATATAGCAAACTTTTTGATCACATTTTCATTGGACTCATAATGACTATAAAAACCCTCAAGCTCTGCATAGTTGCTTCTTTCTGCACACATAAGCTCGTGTGGGGCCCTGTTTTCGATACAATTATGTAGCCCTTGTATTAACGTGGCAGCATTAAAATCATAGTGTGGACTTTGAATAACTAAAATTTTCATTTTACCACAACTTTCTTAATTTTCTTATATTTCAAATCAAAGGTTTCCTATTAGTTTTTGTTATTGGAAAGCCTCCAGATTTATTTGCTATAAGATGAGTACGTAATGTATTATTTTCATAGACTAACTCATCAGTTGTTACTTTAAAATTACATTTAATTAAACCTTGATCATAGTAAAGATTATCATCCTTTTTATAATAATGCCACCAATCCCTTGCAAATTTATTTACATGAGTCGGATCACGGTCTATTGCCCAATCTGAAAATGGGACTTCTACTTTAAAAACTCCATTATTTTTAATACAACGGTATATTTCATTCATAAGATCTATCATAGGATTATGACGTATGAAATTCTGTTTATGACCGTCAAGAGTATCTCCTATGGGAGCCCAAATACATTTGGGAATATGTTCAAGAACATCTATTGCTTGGAACATATCTATGGAGTCATCATCAAAAGGAAGATTTTCAAAACCTAAATTACAAATTTTAATATTATCACCTTCTATAATATCTACCCCGATATCTTCCCAACCTTCACCTTCAGGACGAAGGTTATTTCCACAACCTAATTCAACATGTATATTCATTCTTACCTCATTTATATTCCTATAATATAGATCATTTTAAAATAGATAATAATCACTTATAAATATCAGTTTGACCTAATATTATAAGCTAAAATTACTTCTCATCTACGATCTCAGTTTTAGAATTACGCCACTCTTCTTCATAATTAATTCCTCCCTTATTATTTATTTTTTTGGCATAACGCTCTACATCTTTCCAATCCATATTATCCTTTGCCCAATTCATTGCTTCAGAATCATTTTCCATTATAATTGCAAATTCATACTTCCAAACTTTTAAATATTCTTCATTATCAAATCCATCCTTATCAGCATAATATTTAGCTCTAATTTCTGCTATATGACGTAGACCAATTTGATATACTTCGCCATTCGTAAACTTAATATTCAAAAACTTCATACGTGAGGACCTTTCAGTTCTGTTAACGCGGCTGGGCCGGCATTCTTTATTTTAATTCCTGCTTCTAATTCTTCTTTTTGTGCTTTCTCTTTTTTCCTATTTTCAATATATTCTACAAATTCTTCATTACACCAGGCATGTGGTTTATGACCAACTTGATAACATAAATCAAATAATGGGTGTTCATAAACTACATTCCAAGGAGACCTATATATTATCTCATTTGTTTCAGAATTTGTATGTGGATTATTTGGTAAACAATCATTTCTTATAAAGAAAGCATCAGAGCCACCAATATTTGTTCCTACTAATGTATACCCTTTGTTTTTACCCATCCTTATAAGAGCATCTATACTTGCGCCATAAAATGATGATCCATTCCATGAACATGTATTATGACCATATGGAACTACTATATCCACATTTCTTGGAATATGCGAATTATATTCAATAACAATAACTCTTGGCTTCACATTTTCAAGAGCTTCCCATAAATAATAATCATTCCAATCTGTATCTATAGAAAGAAGATCAGGCTCTGGACATTCATAAGATAATAACAATTCATCTGTATTATCTTTATTCAATGTTGCAAATACTGATGTCAACTTATGTGCATTATTATAATATTTTTTTCTATCTTCTATCATCGAAGCCATACCTTCGACGGCTTCTAACCACAAACCCTTCCAACCATAAAGTGTAAGAAGAGCCAAAGTATTATTTTGAAGCCCATCACCAGCACCAAATTCTATGAATGTCTTATTAGTAGTTCCTATCTTTTTGAATATTTCTTGTATAATACCATCTTGGTCCTGCATGGAAGTAAACTGAAACCCTTCGCCAGATACAGCTCCAAGCTTCTTACGATCCAATTTTAATTCCAAATAAAACTTATATGCTGCTAATCTTTCTGACATCGATTCTCCTACAAAAATAGAGATAGGTATACCTATCTCTTTATAACATTATTATAATAATTTTTATACTATAGTATCACAACAAAGAATTAACCCAATCAAGAATAATAAGAACTATTTAATCGTCTTTACACTTTTTATCTATATCGTTTTCTTGGCGCCTTTTATGTTCTTCAACTCTACTATTTATTATGTTAAATGCTTCCCCGTCATATTCCTGAACTGCTATACCATGAAATGATTTATATCCTTCATCTGTTGCTTTTACGAACTTCATCCAAGAATCTATAAGATAATCATTATGCATTTGTTTCCTATTAATCGAAACACCTTGCTTTGTTATATCTGCTTTTGTCCTAGTTTCCAAATAATCAGCAAATAATCTCAATGCATCTGCTACAGTCCCTTCAAATCCATTCGGTAATAAAAAAAATGTAGAATCTATAAATAAAAATTTTACATTAGGTTCATACACAATATGAGATTTACTATCTTTCATTTTATCTTCCCTGCAGAGCGGCCCTTTATGCCTCTATTAATTTTTCTTGAACGTTTTTGCATTTCATATCTAGAATTTTTTGTTCGTTTCTTTTTAGTAAATTTATTACCCCTGATACCTTTTGCAAATGCTGCTTCAAATCTTAAAAGATATAATTCATGATTTTTTTGTTGTTCATGGTTGTCAGCTTTTTGTTTTTCATTTTCGCCATCCTCCGAAAAATCATATCTCTTTGAACTTGCAATATGATATTTATATCTTAATTTTCTTAAATGTTGTATTGATACTATTGACGTTATCGGATTTACTAACACAACCTCACCTTTATATTCCATTTCTACTGCCATTATGCACCTCCAATAAACTGTTGTATAGCATTGCCATTTGTTATATTATGCTTCTTCAATAATTCTTTTTTCATATTGTAGTCATGATTATGAAGAAATGTTAATCTTTCTGTCCATTCTAATCTTGGCAATCCATCTCTTCCCATATCATGCCAAATTGTTTTTAATAGATATTGATCTATCTTTGTATGCGTCATTTCAACAAGAAGATCTTTAGGTTTATTTGTTATTGTATAATATAAATATTCTTCTACATTCTCAAACCCAAGCTCTGTAGGTTTATATTTTTTTACAAGATCAGAAATGTTTCTTCTAAATGAGCATATTTTTTCTTGTATTGGTAATATTTTTTTTAAATAATCTTTCTTAAAAATCATACAATCAGGTGTCGGTAAGTGATTATTGTCTATTGCTGCTGAAAATTCTTTGCCTGATTTCATAAATTCTTCAATGGCACAAGTAAAACCATGTTCAGTAATGAACCACGCATCGAAATTCATGAATACAACAATAGGTCGATAACCACTTACCGCAAATTGGCCTGCTCGATTAATACTATCTATAACCCCACCAACTGGACCTCTATTTTCATTCATATAGATAAAATTATTTTCACCTAATCCTGAAGGAAGTTTATCTCTATCACCATTATGAATTGTAGTTATCCATAACTTATCACTAAAACCATAATTATATCTTAGTATCTCTAGGTTAATACGATAATCTAATTCTCTATCAAACCCTAAGAGGACTATATGGATATCTTCAGGATTCACTAAATTCTTGCGCCCGAAGGAGGAACTATAATACCACTTGATGCTTGTTTCATTGCTGTTGTTAATGCCTCTATAGTTAAATCGGAAACACTAAGTGCATTACATTTTACACATATAATTATTGGTAATTCTGCGATCGCAATTCCAACTGGTTTTCCCGAATCATCATCATCATCACCCTCATATACTTTATGGTTACAACATGGGCAGACCCATATTACAGCACCTTTAGTATCTATAGTATCTATAGGTTCATGAATTTGCTTAATACCACTCAAAATCTTATTTTTTTCTATTTCACTTTTAGTTTGTTCTGTCATCTATAATATCCTCTATAATTGCATGTAAAATCAATTCTGTTGCTAATTCTACTTCACCATAATTATAAGAATCTAAATGTATATCTACAGCTAAATATTGTTTTTGCAATTCAGGAAATCCATCAAATCCCGCAATCCCAATAATATTTGCTCCAGCAGACCTAGCTGTATCTATAGCATGTATAATATCTTCTGATTTCCCTGATGAACTTATTGCTATCAGCAAATCTGGATAAGAATCAATTTCCTTACCAGATATTTTATGTAATTCTAAAAAATTAGAAAACATATTTTCAAAGCCATAATCATTTGCTAAACATGTTGTCAATGCTGGTGAAGTTAATCCTAATGCCGGCCTATGACAGCGTTTCATTAAATCATTAGCAATATGATCGCATATGGCAGCTGATCCGCCATTCCCCACAAGAAAAATACGATTTGATTCCAGAATATAATCTTTAATTTTAAAAACATCTTTTAACGGTACCTTTTTTGTGAGATAATAAGTGTTATTTAAAAAGTCGTCTACACTGTACATCTTCATTAAATTTCTCCATGTAAATGAATTTTTCGAGATTATTAGAAATACTCACCATAAATACTGCTCGACATTCATCAATACTCTTGTTCCATACTTATCTATTTTTATAGGCATTTCCTTTACTTCAGGATGATATCTTTGCATTCCTTCTCTTATATTTTCTTGGTTACCTGAATGAACATAGGCAATTAAGAATCCTCCTCCACCAGCTCCAGTTATTTTACAACCTACTGCACCAGCTTTCATACATCCATCAACTAATTTATCTATTTCAGGGTTTGTAATACCTTTAAATTTTTTCTTAATATTCCAATTTTCTGCCATAGCATGCCCAAGAGACGGATGTATATGATTCTGCAATTTTACATAAGATCTATTTGCTATATCTACATTCGCTTTCATTAATTCTATTGCATTGGAATCTGTTTTTAAATCTTCACTTTGTTCTGTAAGAATATCATTTGCATCTCTTGTAATTCCCGTATAAAATGCCATTATGTTTCTTGATAATCTATCGAGTTCAGCATCTTCATATGCTAATGATGTAACATACGTATCCTCAGGATTTTTATAGAATTGCATAAATTTCAAACCACCATATGCTGCAATAAATTGATCTTGATATCCAATATTCTTTTTACACCTGTTAATTTCTATTTCGCAAGCCTGTTCAGCTAATTCATGTTTATTATATGTATGACCTTTTAATGTCCATAATGCATTAAGCAATCCAACCAAAAAACTAGATGATGATCCCAGGCCGGTTCCTTTTGTAGGAATATCTGCCCAGTTTATAATCTCTATACCAAAATCTATATCACAAAAAAGTAGTGCTTCTCTAATAAAATCATGCTGAATCTCATCAACATATCTAACCACTTCATTTTCTGAATATTTTAAATAAATCATATCATCATATCTTTTACGTACAAGAACATATACATATTTATTTATTGCTGCATTTATACATGCACCACTATTTTCACTACAAAATGCAGGTAAATCACTACCTCCACCAGCAAAACCTATCCTTAATGGTGATTTTGTAATTATCATTCTTTATCCATTGCTGTAACAAATTCTGTAAATTCTTCTTCTGTTAAAAGATCCATACCTCTTGATTTAATTAGATATAAAGTTTCACCTTTTGATAATTCTCTTGGAAATAAACCAGCTTCAGTTTGTTCACCTAATTGAAGTTCATTTAATAAACCAGCAATCTGTTCTGATCTAGTCATAATATCCATAGGTGAAATCATTTCGGCATACATCTCAAGGCCTTGCAAAACTTTTCTAATTGCATCAATTTCTGATCTTTTTACTACATAAAATTTTTCATAATCTATTTTATTTCTTGAAGCTTGTAACATATTAATATCCTAATTGTAATCTAATACCATTCACTGTTCTCTTAACACCGTTTTCAAAATCAATTCTAGGTTCCCAATCAAGATTTCTTCTCGCTATAGAAATATCTGCCAAAGTTATCTCAGCTTCATAATCTTTATCTTCTCTATATTCTATTTCTGGCCAATTTTCATCTATACCTAATATTTCTTTACATACTTGTTCATATACTTCATAGATAGAATAATTTTCACCAGTTCCCATATTAACTGTAAGTGTATCAATTTTATTCCTATGAGTTAAACATCTACTAAGTAATTCTATTGCATCATTAATAAAAATAAAATCTCTTCTTTTTTCACCAGTACCAAAAATATATGGAGCACTACCTTCTAAAATTGACTTTGTAAAACTGCCGACAACTGGAGGAATATCTCTAATAAGATTCATTGATGGTCATAAACATTAAATGGTCTAATCAATGTAGTTCCAAATCCATATTCATTGCCATAACGCCTAACAAATTGTGATGCAGCATTTTTTGTTATTGAATAAAATCCGCGTGGCATCCAAACGCCCCACTTATGTGAGCATTCATCAAACTCTCTGGACGGATAATTAGTTATTGAATTTGTAGTTTGAATAGGTATATTATCATATTCTGCCGATGTATCAGCAAAAATAAAATGATTTACCTTACATGCTTTTGCAAATTCTAACATTGCTACTGTTCCATTTATATTTACATCAATGGCTTCAAGCGGATTTTCTTGACACCAGTATGTTTCTCCTCTAGCTGCAAGATGATAAATAACATCTATATCCTTATCAACTCTGAAATAGTTTCTAATGTCATCTTCCCAGAAATCAAATCGTTCTTCATTTTCAAGAGAAACTATATTATCATAGAATCCTACTGACATATTATCAATACCAATTACGTCGTGGCCATCATTTACAAGCCTTTTACAAAGATGTGATCCGATGAAGCCGGCTGCTCCAGTCACGAACACCTTTAATTTATTTTTAACCAATCTCTATATCCTTTCATATCTGAGGCTAGGCATTGATTCTGTCTTTTATTATTTCTTTGTCTTTGTGCATTTTATTTCATCCTGTAAATACCAGAGTGCTTTTTCTAAATCCTTCAAATTATTTTCACCATCTTTTAATCCAGCTCTCCAAACATATTTTATTACATTACCAATATTGAAATTATAATGCCTTACAATATCAATGCATTCAATACCTGTTGGATGTGAATTATAATGTTTTGGATGATCTACACCTTTATTATCAAACGGTACATCTATTGTACACTTACCTGGTAAGATGTATCCGGGAGATTGTTTATGCAAATTTGCCTGCTTCTGTTCAACTTCATACAAATTATCAACCGGTCTTTTCTTCAAAACTAATTCTTTTTCTTTTCTTACTAATTTTAATGCATCAGTATTTCGTAAATCACGTAATGTATATGTCCAAAACCTAATATTTGAACTTATTATATTCCAAGTTCTATCTAAAACTATATAAACACTATCTTTTTCATCTACAAGAACAACATCATCAATTAAAAATTTTGGTATTTGTCTAGGTATATTTCCTTTTGTTTTAATTTCATTACCCATTTAATAACCCTTTATATATATTTAATTGTTTTTGTGCCCATTTTTTATCCCTTCCCCATTCATCATACCTCTTCCTTGCATTAATCATAAGATTATAATAATCTATTGTCTTATTTTTAAACCTTTCCATGATCCTAGCATATTCTTTTATATCACCTGGGGGAACCACAAAACCAGCGTCTGCAATACATTCTACGTGACCGTTAAAGGGCATTCCATAATGTGATATAACAGGCACACTATATGCAAACGCCTCAAACATCACTGCGGGGTTGCATTCTCCATCTTTTCTGCTATGAGCCAAAACATTTATTGTATTATAAAACTTACCAAGTTCAGTATCATCCATTGTTCTGGGAAGGAATATAATATTTTTGATGCCAATATCCTTTGCTGCATTCCTTGCGTTTTCATGGTCAGGTAACCAGAGGAACATTGTATTTTCGTCCTCTATTTCCTTGTATGCCATCAGGTTAAGATTATCAAAAGTATTATCATCAGGTCTACCAATATGACCGAACACAATAGTATCTCCATCAATCTTAAGATCTTTTCGTAAGTTTTCATCTGTTACTTTATCCTCTACTGCATTTCTTACCACTTCATACTTATCCCCAAATCTATTTGCCAAATGCTGAATGTGTTTGGAAACGAATATAACTTTTGAAATAGGAATCGTATCATCTTGGTTTCCAAACACTGATGTACTGACGAAATGGTCTGTATGTTGTGATACAGCAGGGATAAATGGAAATTCAGGTATGCCGGCTGAATATCTGTGTATAATAAAAGGTTTGACTTTATTTATGATTGCTACAAACTCAGGTATCGATGAATAAGCCGCAAGTTTATTCTGGCCCATAATTTCTCTAAAATATATTTCGCGGGTTCTGTCTCCTTGTACTTTATATGCTAAAACATGATTGAAGGTTGTATCCTTTACAAAATGCTTCATCATTATTTGACACATTTTCTGAGTTCCCCCCATTGATAAATCGTTATGATGGTGAATAATAATAGGTCTCATAAACCAAACCTCTCACATTCTTCAAGAAAGAACTTTGCTCTTGCTTTATTAGTATGATATTTTTTAATCTTCTTAAAGCCACTCATTGCAATTTTATCCACTAAATCTAGATTTTCCTCTAACATTTTTACCTTATCAATTAATTCATCACTATCGGCAAATGCTACATAATCTTCATCTTCAATTAATTCACTACCTTCTGGCCAAGCATATCTTACTGGTTGAGATAAAACTAAACAACCATTTGCTAATGATTCCCAAAATCTAGATGTACTTGCACCATGTGCGCCATAACCATCTACTGAGACTTTTGTATTATATAATGTTTCATAGTAATTATAATGATATCTACCACCTGTCTTTATATAAAATTTCTTTTTATATATTCCCTCACTACCATATGTTGGTTTTATGATAGAGTCTTTAAGTTGCATACCTTGAATTGTTTCTGATATCCATGTTCTCCAAGGTTTCATATCATCTGTCTTACCAAACATACAACTGAAAATTATATCTTTTTCTTTTGGGAACTTTAATTTTGAAACATCCAATTCATGTATTGCTAAATTATCACCATCTACGAATTTTGTAAAATATCTATTTTCTATACCGAATGGGAATGGTATCATATTATTTGTTTTATTTTCTTCATAGATTGTTCCAACCATAAATTCTCTTTTGAAATAACAAACATATTTACTAGGATAATCTGCTAAATTATATTCATCTAGACCATCGAGATAAACCATCTTTTCAGGCCTGTTTATTTTATTTACTAAGTGTAACTTAACTTCTCTATTTGAAGTAAGAACAATTATATCAGCTTCTTGTTGACCGTAATCTACAACCTCCTCTTCTCTCATTGTATAATTATTTAACAAACCTTTATCGTATGCATAACTATAATTACTTTCTTCAGTTGTGAAAAATTCTATATCTGCATTTCTTCTAACTATAAGATGATGTAAACCTTCTATTAAATTTGAAGATGTAAAATCATAATGAGGAGTCTGAATTATTAGAATCTTTTTCATTCTCCATCAAACCTTATAGGTAATCCTACTTCTATAAACCTATCCTCATGATCTATTGCCTTAACTTTCTTTAATGCTTCCTCTTCATCATCCAACCAGTCTTGTGCATTAATTGCTTTATCATCTATAAAATAATCTGCACTTGGTTTATAACCTACAATCAATTCATCATAAGGAATTCTAAAATCTGCCAACTGCTTTACGGTTAGTCTATATCTTTCCCTCTTAGATGATACGCCTCTTGCAGTCTGAATGGATATCTTATGGCCTGATTCCCATAACCTTCTTACTTTTTCTATGGCTTTAGGTATAGGTTTACATAATTCATATTTACCCTGCATATCTGTTACTAATGTTCCGTCTAAATCAAAACAATATCTAGCCATATTTTTCTTCTCCTTCCATAATTCTATCTAACACATTTTGTGCTTCATGTTCATAAAGGTGTTTTTCTCTATCAAGGCCACGTTGTTGACGGTCTTTTGTTTTGGGGTGAAGTATGTGTTGCCCAACAAGAGAACTTTCTCTAGATGCTCCAACAATTCGTTCATGAGAACGACCGACGAATTTGCAGTTTGACTTGAAAATTCGTTGTTGGGTATCAGGATAATTGATCCAACGGAATCCTGACATTTGCCAACCTTGTTCCTGAGTGTATTTCTGTAACTCTTCATCTGGTAATCCTTCTATTGTATTGATTCTTGGTACGTAGATACAATCTACACCATTTCTTTCTGCATCCCATATATACCAAGGAAGTTGACAAAGAAAAACATATTCATAAGTTTCATCTGCATCTACCCATAATATCCATTTATTTTTTGCTTTTTCAATAGCTAAATTTTTCTGATATGAAAAATCATCATTCCAAGATTCTGAGAATAACATAATATTATAATTGTTTGCATATTTTTCTATTAACTCTAAAGTGCCATCTGAAGAACCTCCATCAATTATAATAAATTCATCATTTATGAATGGGCATAAGTTTTGTAATGTTTTTTCTATGCATTCAATATCATTTAGAGTTATCATACATATACTATACTTCATTTTCTAAATCCTCTTCATCATCCAGTGTAATCATACATGCTGAATATTTTACTTGGGGTCGTTTTTTGTTTTCATCCATATAAATAAATTTATCAAATATGGAATCTGCTGTTACCTTATTGTCTGTCTCTATATAACAATTATCCCAAAATTCAGATGGCCCTTGTAGTGTATGAATTTTAATAAAGAAATGATTCTTAGTATAAAAGCATATCGTTGGTAAACCAGCTCTTGATGATATTTCCCAATCCCATGAATTTGTAGCAATACATCCTCTACATCCATCTTGAAGAAATCTTACTTGTTCTTCTATTGTGAAACCCATATAATTTTGATAGAATGCCTTATAGCCCATTTTATCAAGCTCATCCATAACTCCCCAATCTTCATCGCCCATACCAATGAATGCTGGTATTCTATTTGACTGTATTAATTTTACACATAGTTCTACCCATTTATCTTTATCCCAAAATCTGCCTGCTTGAAGATCATGTTCAAAACCTTCAGCGTTACCTGATTTTGTTAATGGGTGTATAGCTACTAATGCTCTACTATCATCTTTAGTAAAATCAATATACCATTTTTCATCTTCTGTTTTTTCTCTACCTATACTATAATTGTATGGAAACTCCATATCGTATTGCATAAAAGATGGTTCTTTATTCTGAAAGATCTCTTCACAAAATGACCAATCTTCAAAGATATCATTTTCTTGAACTACTTGATCTAAGAATAGTTTTCTAATGGCAGGAAGTTGGTTATGGAAATTTAGATTTTTTACAATCATAGCCTCATAACCTTCGCGTTCGATTTGTTCTTTTGAAAATTGAGGAGCTTTGCCAAAACCTCCTAACCAAAATTTCACTATGTGTTCTGGATATTTCTTCTTCACTGCCTTAATTCTAGTTAGGTGAGAAAGTATGTCGCCAAAACCACATAATGAGAGAACATGAAAATAACTTGTATTACTCATTTTCTTTTAATACCTTAGGGAAATATTTCCATCGAGGAACATCCTCATGGAGGAATTTACAAAGTTCTTTCCATCCATCTCCTTGAAATATATCGAAATTTAAATAATTTGAAGGATTATTATAAAAAAATACATCTACCTCGTTTTGATAATCAGATATGTATGGAATTTTATTTAGTTTACATGTTCTGTTTCTTTTTACAGTTGCAAAACAATCAACATTAAATTTTTCTGTAGATTTATTCCAACTTGTTGCATCACGAGTTGTCAAAATAAAAAATGCATCTGGTTCCCATTTATATATATCTTGATAATTTTTCCAATATCTATTATCAATGCTGTATGATTTATACGTATCTGAGGAGCGGACCGCGTTGCGACCGCCTACGCTCGTGCAAATAAAAGGTGTATTTACCTTTGCATTTATTTCTTTACTATCTGGGTGTAATATACATTTATGGATACCTTCATATCCTAAAATTTCTAATGCTTTGCTTAAAGATGTAGAACCTGTCCTTGGTAAACCTATACCATATACTTTTTTACGAAACATTTTTGCCATTTAAAATAATCTATTATGGAAACACTTTTTATGTAAAGGGTAAATAACAACTTTACCACCATATGATTCTACAAATTTCGAACCAACTATATCTTTTTTATTTGTATAATCTCTACCTTTTATTAATATATCAGGTTTTACTAATTCTATAAGAGGTAAAACAGACATAGTATCAAATATTTGCACATAGTCAATATATTTTATTGCTTCTAATATTGCTACACGGTCACTCTGATTAATATAAGGCCTAGTATGCCCTTTTAATTTTTTGATTGTTCTATCAGAATTTACACCAACTATTAAAAATGTATCTGTTTTTTTAGCTGCCTTAAATAATTCTATATGACCTCGGTGCAATATATCAAAACATCCACTTGTAAAAACAATTTTTCTCGTAGATTTATTACGTAGATATTTTGATCTTACAATATCTAATATCCTTGTAAGATTATTTAAGTATAGCTCGTTCACGAAGAATCTCCTTGATAGTATATCTCATTCCTTCATCTACAGTTATCAAGTTTCTTGGATTCAAAAATTCTGTTTGACGTGTTATATCACACTGCCTTCTCTTAACTAAATTTGGATCATGTTCTATATAATCTATTTTTGATAATGATGTATCAATACCTTGTTTCTCTAATTCTTTTGTCATAGCCCTCATAAGTTCCATAACAGATGTTTGAATTCCAGAACCTATATTAATAAATCCATCAAATGCACGAACGCTCGTCGGCCGATGATGTCCACGAGGCAAACCTTTAGGCCTATCATTTATATTTCTAAACAAATTTTCATGTCGCATCGCTAGAACATTCAATCTACCAATATCTTTTCCATAAATTAAATCCATTGTTTGAGAACCATCACCATAAACTGTAATTGATTTACCATCAATAAATGCATTAATCCACTTTGGTACTATTTGAGTATATACATTTAAAGTTGATTGTCTAGGACCATAAACATTAAAATATCTAAGGCCAACAAATTTCAAACCTTCTTCATCACACCATGATTTTGCCAATTCTTCTGTAGCATTTTTTGTAGCTCCATAAAGTAATTTACATTGTTTTGGATGTTCTTCATTTACAGGAATATATTGAGGATCACCAAAGACTGATGCTGATGATGCATATACTAGTTTCTTTATATTAAATTTTATGCAACATTCAAATACATTTGCACTACCAAGTATATTAACTTCAACAGCCTTTATTCTATCTTGTTTAGAATCTAATGTTAACATTGATGCTTGATGATATACAAAATCAGGCTTGAACTCTTCAAACACATGTTCCAAATCTGAAAATGTTTTTATATCACATTTTTTAACTATAATTTGTATTCCTTTTGCCGATGTAATTGGCCTTGAATCATTAAGATTTTCAATTTTACCATTATAAAAATTGTCAACAACAACGATAGTACAATGACGGCGAGTATTTGCTAGATATTCAACAATATAAGAACCAACATGGCCAAGACCGCCAGTAATAAGATGCACTTCTTTCTTATCTTCAAAATCATCAAATAACGTTCGGACTTTGTTAGCTTTATATCGATCGTTTCTTTCCTTCATTTTCTTTAGATCTTCCTTATAATCATATTTAATGTCGGTTCCAAAACCAGCATGCCATCTTCCTTCACCAATTTTCATTATTTAACGATCCGTTCGTATTTCCAGCCTAATATATCTGGATCGCAGCGTTCTTCATCAGTTCCATCCCATTTATTTGTTATATGATAACAAAGAATTGCTGGTTCGTTTGTATAGTTATAACATCCATGCCACAGGCCTGCAGGAATAAATAAAGGGCCCTGATTTGCATTACGTTCTGATAAATAATGCCAATCACATCTTGCATCTGTTTTTTCAAATATTTTAGAATATTTTATATATTTATTATTCGGTGCGCTGCGCAACCTTGCTAGACTAGCATTATATGAATCTTTATGAATATGATAATATTTTTCTTGCCAATCTTTTTCCATTCTATCTGAACCATCGTCGCAGTGGTAACGAGATGGCAGATTAGCTATACCAATTTTTAATGATCCTTTAATTACAAACTGATAATCTGTTTGATTTTCATGACGGTGCCAGAGTGCTACAGCTCCACTTTCAATTATTGTAATATTAATATCACCTTTTCCTATTTCTGGAAATATGTCACAGTATCTTATACCGCGATCGTCCATATGAAATCTCACAATAATCTCCATTCCTTTGTTATTTCTGAAATAAGTCTCATTATACTTTCTCCTACTTTACAGGGAGAGCTCTTCCTTATGGAGTGCCTCCACGATCGTCATCTTCGCGTTCTTTCTTTATTAGTGTCCAGACACCATAAACAATTGCTACATAGGCCAAATATTGTATCCATGGTGAAAACAATAAACTAACTACACCGATTCCAATTAATACGCCGCCATCCCAGGATGTTCTTTCTGCATATCTATCTTTTAACCATTGCATTTCTATTTCTCCATTCTTTTTATCTATGCTGTTGTTAACATAGAAATTCCTTTCTATTTAGTAATAATATAAAACCATTCAAAATTAAATTTCTCCAATTTCTTTCATAAATCTTACTATTGCGTCTCTCCAATCTGGAAATTTTGGTAATCTTTTATTTTCTAATGCTGTCGTTTGAGCTCTTTTAAAATCTGAATAGAATTCTGTTGAACTTACTTTACTTATGTTATTATAACCTTTTATATTACAAATAAAGCTGGCTAAATCATACCACGTCAATATACCTTCATTCATCATATGATAGTGGCCACTTGCCACATTAAGTATCGTTATAATATTGTGTGCTATATCTTTGCAATATCCTACTGTTATAATTTGATCATCAACTACTTTAATTTCTTCTTTATTTTTTATCTTATCTAAAATCATCAAAGGAAAATTAGAATCATTCTTTGCCCTTGATCCATACTTACCAAATAATCCACATACTCTAATATTCATCCACTTATTACAATCATTTTCTAACATTTGTTCTATAGCATGCTTCATCACACCATATAAATTGAAAGGTGTTCTTTCTGAACTCTCATCAAATGCTGTTTTTGTTGTAAGTGGCTCAAAAGATCTTTCACTGAATATATAATCTGTGGAGAAATTTATGAATTTACAGTTATCCATCTCATTACAGAGCTTTATCAAATTATGAGTAGCTGCGATATTTACTTTTGCTGCCAATCTAGAATCTTTATGTATATCTGCTACATGATGGATACTAGCTCCATGAATATACACATCAGGTTCCACTAACTCAAATATTTCTCTATTCTTATCATAGTTAGTTATATCCCAAACATCCCTTGAATACGGATGAACCTCAATTTTTTCTTGTTGAGTAGCTAAGTCAATAATTTCTTTTACTAATTGACCTTTAGCACCCGAAATAAGTATCTTCATTTACTTTTGCTTTCTTTAATGATGCAACGTATACCTCATCTATTCTATCAATTAAATTATTACGTTGTTTATTATATTTAGAGACTTGATCACATGCTTCAAGACGATCATCTGGAGTTATATTATCCGAATCCCTTCTTTTGTCTTCTAGTTCCCATAATTTTCTTGTTACTAAGTCTAACTTGAAAATTAGATTAATAAGATTATTGCATTCTTCTTCTTTTATATCTGGATCATATATCTTATTTTTCTTAAGTATGCCAGGATGTTTGCCTTTTCTTATTGCTTTTGTAATTCTACCCATATCGGCAACAATCCAACCTCTCTGTTCTTCAAGCTCATCAATAACTTCATGATTAATAGCTCTATCTTCTTCTAAAATTTCTTTTCTTTTTTCTAAAATACAGAGACGATCAATTAAATTTCCTATGGTGTCCACTTTTACCCTTCTTTCTCAATATCTTCGTCATAAAGAATAACAAAAATATCTGCTTTTTTATTATAAGCTTCTTTAAATTCTTCTATCAATGTCCTCATATTTTGTAACATAATGAGAGAAGGCCATTCTTTGTATCTTCAATTAACTTATAATCAAAACCGGCCTTCTTACATATTTCTGCAAATGATTTTTCTGTAGGAATCCATGTATGCTCGCCAGTTCCAAACGATCCCCACTTATGCCATAACTCTTGTGCACCTTCTTCTTCCCAACATGGAGATCCAATTAATAATACACCATTGTCATCAAGCATAGCTTTTATTGATTCCATAAAATCTATAGGATCACTCATATGTTCTAATACTTGATTAGCTGTAATTATATCAAATAGTTTTATATGTGATTCTGAACCTAATCTACAACATACATCAGTATCAGGATCATCAATAATTTTTTCCTTTAATTCTGGAAATACTTCATGTGCACGTTCTACACTTTTCTTATTAATGTCAATTCCATAAGCATCAAACCCTTCATCAATTGCCGCTTTAACAAATATACCCATATTACATCCAACATCAAGAAGACGTTTACTATCAGTATATTTCTTCAATTCTTTTGCCAATGGAAGTGCATGATCCTTATATACCTGTTCCCATCTATCAGCATATTCTGTCGAGATATCCTTATCTTGATCAGGATGTTCTGTTAATCTTTCTCTCTGAATAAGATCTAATTTCTCATCCTTATAATATGACCAACCAGGAATATTTAACATAAAGTTAAGTGGTGTTTTCTTGTCAATCATTGAAATAGGATTATTCATCATTAACTTTTCTATGCCACCAATTACATGTTCAGCTTTTAATGTTTGCATACATATACCTTGTTCATCATTATCACATTGAGGCATAAATGTAATTTGTTGCCCATTAGTTCCAAAGAATTGTTTATGCTTGCAACCAAGGCAATCTAATGAATTATCCTGTACATAATAAACACCTTCTCTATTTGGGTTTGTAAAGTATGGCAATGCTGATCCAGCAATCAACACTCTTTTTCTATTGAACGCTGAAGCAATATGCATTGGCCCATTATCTCCACCTACAAACAAATCACAGAATTGCAATAATTTAACCAACGTTGGGAAATCTGCACTATTCCATTTGGTATCAGTAAGTCCAGAATAATTTTCAATACCTGGTTCTACAACCTCATATCCCTTATCTAGTAAATATTGAACAACTTTAGTATATTCTGCAGGATTCCATGTTTTTCCTATCCAACCAGAACCATCACCAACTACAACTACATATTTAGAATCGGGTACTTTAACTGAATCTTTAACATTATGATTGCTACCTACCAATTTAGGAATTTTATCTTTATGATTAACCTTCATTCCAATTGTATCAAAGTAAGAATCAATAAATGATCTGCCTGTTCTAGATTCATAAGCAAGATCTAAGTCATATTTCACATCATTATCTGTTGTAGCAAGAAAATCCTGTATTAATTGATTATCTTCTAATGTAACTATATCATCTGGTTTAGCTTCAAAATAATCTACAATAGCTGGTTTAGCTGTATATAATGTTATCTTGGCACTCGGATATTTACTTTTTAATGCTCTAATAACTGGTTCTACAAGAACAATATCACCCATACCCATTGTTCTCTTGATACCAATTGTTTCTATATCCTTTGTTTCATTAACAACATTTCTTATACCATTATTATATTGTTCATCAAGAAATACATTACCAACTATTGTAGGAATTTTTCTCTTGATTTCAACTTCACCTGTTTCTTGATTGAATATATTTTCTTCCTTGACATCTGTCGCTGCAGGTAAACCAATTTTTGTTGCAAGGTCTTCATCAGCTACTTGTTCACCACCCTGCTTTATCCATTGTACAACAGTAATTTCCTTTGGAATAGTTCCTTTAAGTTCTGCTTTATGCCATTCTACCAATGCATTTCCTGGGATAAAATTAATATTATCGTCATCATCCTTTACAACACATGATGGCCAGTCTGGTGTTACATCGGGAAGATGAACAATCTCATCCAATATTATTTTTTCCAATTGAGGTGGATTTTCTATTCTATACCCAATTGTATTTAACGGATGATCAGGATTATCCTCATCTCTAATTTCTATATGTGACAATGACCATTTATTCTTCCATGCATGTGTTCTAAAATCTTCCAAGTGAGCCTTGATATGATTTGGGAACCATAATACATTAGTTACTGTCTTATAAAAAATTGCATCGCCTGTGCATTCATCTATTACTTTAGCAATAAATTCTACACCTTCTTCAGCATCTTGAAATTTTACTTTCCAATTATTGTTATAGAGTTTCTTGAGATCAGTATCGTCAAATAATGCGGCGACAATGATCTCAAGATTTTGGTGGGATTGTTGCAATACATTTTCTATTGCAGCTTTTGTATGTTCGATACCTGTATCTTCTGCTAATAAGACAACAGATGCTAAAACGTCTTCCAACTTTTTCATTTATTATTTGCCTTTACTTTCTTAACGTAAACACTTTTACAAGTTCTGTATTTATTTTTCTTAGTTCATATTCATCTGAATTATCTTCGACAAATTTTGTTAACAAAATACAATTCTTATATTCATTCCAATCCACTGTAAAATTTACATCTAAGTCTCCACTATTTTGAAGCATTACTACTTCATTCAATGCATTCAATGTATAGAGCGTATTGATTCCTTTTTTTCTATGGAGTGAAATTGTATTTCTTACTACATCTGAAAATACTATATCCTTTTTTATTATATTATATGTAAGGATAAAACTCGTATCATCGTCGATATCCTTTAAAAGGAATACCTTATTATTTACTACTTCAAAATTATCTGTGATCAATTGTAAAACTGAACTTACTTTATGCCTGGCATTAACAAATGTCGCGAGCAAATTTGTTTCACTTATCATAACCGTCTCCTATTGTATTGCTTTTCTACAATGTTATAATAAAACTATGTTTAGTAATTATACTTTTCTGCCTTATCACAAATACATAGCAGCTTTATGTTGTTGTGAAATTTTTATATATCACTTTACCTATTTTGACAATTTATTGTATATGCTCATTATAATTTTAGCTTGTGGAGCAGGATCAGTAGGCGCCCTGGAAGTAGGGATTCTTGCCATCGGCGTGATCTGTTACGTCAAGGATTTCCTCAATCTCAGGGCATGCTTCTTTAATAAGCACCTCAACACCTTGTTTCAGCGTAACGTCTGCCATTCCACAACCCTGACATCCACCGCCAAATTTGACGTAAGCCGTCTCTTCTTTGACGTCAAGCAGCGAAAGATGGCCGTTGTGCGATGCGATCTGTGGATTGATCTTATCATCGATAATCGACTGGATCTTTTCGGCGATTGTTCCCTTAAGATGGGTGGGGACCTTGTTTGGATTCTCTATCTTGAATCCTCTGCCAGCAAGGCTCTCGACAAAATCGACAGTTACCTCGTCAACATATGACATACTCTCGGGATCGATATAGATATTGAATCCATCAAACTCTGTGATGACGTCAGTAGACTCCTCCTGCCACTCGGCAACAAATCGAAGACGAAAGTTCGCTTGAAGAGGGGATAAGGCTTCCGCCTTAATCCGCACCCCTTTGACCTGTTGCTCTTGTTTCTCCATCAGTTTGATGATCTCTTCACGAGCAACATCGGTAACTGTGATCATTCCATCCTCCTGCCTTGCACCTAATTTCCCAGAATCTGAAAGTTTTGTTACAATTTTTAATATTGTCTATTATTTACTTGCTGTTTTCTTATCTTTTTTTTGCTGTGCTACTATTTTCTGAAGTGATTTTACACCTGTTTCCTTACTCTTTTGTGCCTTGATTAATTTTTCAAGGTGAGCATCGGTTTTTTTATTAGCATTTCTAGATGTTAATTTAATAGTATTTAATACTCTTTTCTTAATTTCAGGCATCTTCGCTAAACCTGTTCCTCCTGCTCTACCAGAAGCTCTATCTGGTCGTTGAACATAAGTTGGAATTTCTGCTACATCGGCGATGGCCTTTAGAAATTCTTTTCCACCAACTCCAGTTGCTTCCATAATATCTTCTTTTGTTATAGAATCAAATCCATGTTTCGTGAAATAATTTCTATATGATCTTCTCACGAAATTTTTATATTCACCTTGTGCTTTAACTAAATCTCTTTCTTCATCTGATTTATCTAAATATTTTAATGTTTTCTGAATTAATTTATCGCCTTCTAAAGCACCCTTAAATTGATTATGTTTTGCTTCCATCCAATCCCAATTATCCGGCCCATCAAAACCTCCATTAGATAATGAAACCCTATGATCTAATTGCATATCTGAAAATGGTACAAATTTGCCTGTTACTACACTTGTTCCTCCTGTTTGTAAATAATGTTTTAATACAGCTCTTCCTCTTGCTACATTTTTTAAACCTTTTGGAGGTTCGCCTTTACCTGCGAATTTGTTCATAAGTGTAGTATATCCTTTTGTACCTGCTTGTTCTTTAATCATATCTAATAAACTATCCACATCATCATCTTTAATTTTCAAATTTGGTAATTTTGCTCTTTGGCCATCTATAAATCCTTTGAATATATTAAGATCTTCAGTATTCATCATAAATCTATTAGCGCCTTTAGTTGGAGGCACTATATTAATCATAGACTCAACCATTAATGATAAGTATTTATTCTTTTTCTTTTGTGTATTTATTGCTTTTGAAGAGATTGCATGCTTCTTATTTAATATTTTATTTGCATCATCTCTAACTTTTAGTGAGTTAACAGGATTCTTACTTTTAACTTTCGTTTTCTTTGCTGGCCTGCTGCCTGAAGTTTTCTTTTTACCAGATGCCTTATCGATAATAGATTTTGTCTTTGTAGCCATAGAACCAGATTGATGTTTACGTACTGCTGCCGCGTTAGCAGGACTCCATCCTTTTAGTTTTGCATGATCCTTAGTAACCATATGAGTTTCACCATCATGAGCAGCATAATAAAATCTTTCTGTACCCTTATCAGTTGGTTTTCCTTTTTGTAACTTACGTTTACCAGCTTCAAGAATAATTAAACGACTACCATTGTCTGTTGATATAGCAGCAATTTCACCATCTTCAGTAATAAAATACCCAAAACCAGTTTCTTTAAACCCTAAATCTTTTGCTTTTTTATATGAAAATGCATTCTCATTTACATAGGAGTCCGCTTCGTTCATTAAAATTTTTCTAATCACCCTATTTCTCCTCGAGCTTTGCTTTATACTTTACTTTAAATCCCGCCAGCATCATCATTGTACTATCTATATCTACACTAAAATTTTCTTTCAGCTTTTTAGCAAAATTCTCTTCAAATATATCTATTTCATCCTGCCAATCATTTTCAATACCGACGATATATTCCCTTACATCACCTTCTGAAAACAATGTCATAATATATTTTTCAACTACTTGTTCGTTTGATATAATAGAATCTATTATAATTGGTTCTTCGATATAATCATTTAAAATTGGCTTATTAGTTTCATCAGAATTTTTACCTTCAATAAACCCATTTAATTCTTCTACTATTTTTCTTATCAATCTTTCTTGATTACGTTTATCTTGTACAACCCAATCTTCATATTCTTTTTTATCACCTGAAAAAGAAATTAAACCATCAACTTTTAAATATATACTACCAGACGATGTTGATCTGATCTTATTTGATATATAAGTTTCGAGTTTACCTTTTACTTCTTTGAATTTTTTGTCATCATGAATATATACTCTTCTCAAATTCATTATTGAATTTTTCAAAGCAAATTTGTATATTTTTTGTATCTTTCTAAGATTTTCTAATTTTGAATATTCAACTTCTTTAGCATGACTAGGTTCATAATTATCTTCATCATCATTTTGAAATTTTTCAATCCAGTCCTTGAAATCTCTTACTATATCGTTTTTATCAAATCTAAAGTCCGTATCTATCATTTTTTTAACTCTGCTAAATTCTTACCAATTGTAATTTTTGGTATAAATTTAACGTATGGATTCTTTATCTTATCAATAGAATCTATCCATTTAATAATGTTAGCTTTTATAAAATCAATATGTTCTGGATGAATATCTAAAATTATTTCATCATATACTGTTGCTATTACATTTGAACCTTGAAGCCCATTTTCTTCTTTCTTCAATATATTTGTTATAATACTTGTAACATATGTTATATAATATGTTGCCATATTTTGAATAATATTGTTGACAGCCTTTCTATTTACTTCACTTTCTTCTTTATATTTTATTATTCTTCCATGAGGTGTTGTAATAGATTTTGTTTTTCTTGCATTTATTATTAATAAATTTAATTTTTTGTCTATATCAAAAACTTCTTTAAGTTTTTTAAGAACAAAATAATCTATTTCAGAAGAACCATAAATATATTTTATCATTGTATTTTTTATTGCACTTCTATTATATCGTGTCTGGGATGCAATATATTCATAAGGATCATCTTCTTCAAATTTAACTTCTAAGTATGCCAATAAAGTTTTAAATTCAAATGCTGTAAAATCTAAACCCATTAACACACCATCAGTATGACGTGGTACTATTATATCACTATACTTTTTTGGAAAATTATGAAATTTAGATGACAACCTACCGGTTGAAGTTCTATCAAAATTCCATTTTGCTTTTGCAAAATGTTCACCTTCATTATAATCTGAAAAATATTTTGATATATTTGAATAGCCATGTTTATCGATGGCCTTATGATCTATTTTAAAACCTGTATTTTCTATGTGCGCATAATAATATGAAGCTAAGTTATATAAATCTATATAATCGGCTTTTCTAAATTTGAACGAGTTAATTAATCTGAATATTATCTTTAGTTCTGTTCGAATCTGCTCATCTAATTCTTTTTCTGTTAAAACCTGATTTGGAAAATTATCAAATTTAAATTGACTGTCATAGTGCTTCATATAAGAAGTTTCTATGGGTTCTACATCTGTTATATTGAATATATTTTCATAGAATAAAGGTGTATTATTCCCAAACATATCATATAAGTAAAAACTTACGTCTTTAAAAAGATCAATTCTCTCTATGTTAATATTATTCTTTAAAAAGACACTAAAAAGATATTTGATATCATATGAATATACTTTAAGTTCTTTTTGTTCTATAATATCTATAATTTTTTGAAGCCAGAATTCTTTATTATCATCAACTGGGAAATGAAAGAATTCTTTATTAATACAAAAACCTATACTAATTACATTTTCTAAATATTGATCACTTTTTAATACGATTATAATTGAATCTTTGTTATAAATATCATTCAACTTTTCTAAAGCTATCTCTTTAGAAGAGTATATCTCTATTATATTAGAATCCATATTATATAACCTTTTTAATGTTTCTTGTTTTTTGTTTTTGTATCTATTTTATCTTTAATAAAATCTAGCCTATTTTTAAACTATTTTTTACTGTCATTGAAGGAATAGTGCCCAAATAATTTAACATAACTTCAGATGCAGATAAACTTCTCGTAAATATTCTTGTCATTCCTACAGCACCAGTCATTCCAGAATTTGTCAAATCTTGATCCTTACCTATAACTAATCTACCGTCATTATTAATAGTTGTCGGGAAATAATTCATATTACCAGATACAACAACCGACGAACCATTAAGATATAATGCAGTACCTGAAGTTGATGCAGTAGTGGTATCTATTGTTACACCTATTTGATACCATATCCCTGATTCTATTGCTGCGGATAAAGTTCCCAATCCTACCTTTACTGTAAGTAATCCATTTTTTTCATATACACCTAATTCTTCTGTTCCACTAGCTCCTATAGAAAATAATTGTGAGTTCGAGGTTAAAGCGAACTTAGCATTTATTAATACTGAATAACCTCCACTTACTGCACTAGTCAAAGAAAATAATGAACTTGAATTTGATTCTATCCATCCATCTCCATCTAAACGAAATCCACCTTCACATGGTGAATAAGACCAACCTGTTACTGTCGCACTTAAACCATTGCCAGAAGTTGACCCTTTTAATTTGGCAGTTAAAGAATTACCACTTCTATCTGCAACAGATGTTAAAGAACTACCAAGTTCTTCCCTATTGAATGTGTAATATAAAGCCAATGCTTTACCAGTAGATCCATCTGTAGGCAATGTATCAGCAAGAGGTCTAAAACCAGTACCTAAAGTATTTAACGATGGTAAAACTTCCTGGCCTGTAACAGTTATATCGCCCAATAAATTATTGGCATCATTTACAATAACATTATGCTTACTAAAAGAGTTTAAAACATGTGTAATAATATATTCATTACCTGGAGCTGTTGCACTACCATTACTTGAAATAGAATTTGCATAAATTTCCTGCGCACCAGTAAATGATTGTATTCCTGCAGATGATCCAATTTTAAGACAAAGTACACCAGATGCAGCATCTGTTCTTTCTGTCCTTAATCTCATTAAGCTTACCCAATTGCTACCAGTCAATGCTAGATTTTCTGCTAAAACCCATAAAGGTTGTTCATTAAATGAACCACCATTACCAGCAAATCTTGTTGTATCTTCTATTATAAAATTATTTGTATTCATTTTTATCCTTCAACTGGCCAGTTTAACTGACCGGCCTTTCTAAGTCTACTATGCCCTATAAATGTACTAGGATGATCACCTTCAATAACTTGCAAACCATCTATTATAAATAGGCCTCCGGAGGCGGTCCCTATAGTTAATACTTCCAATCTACCAGTACTAGATCCAGTAGTTAATTTATGAGTAACATTTATACTTTCCCAATTATCAGTAGTTGATACTGCTGTAACACTTTTTCTTGTATTGCCTAAAATAAAATTAACTCTTGCTGATGTTGAACCAGTTATTGAGCGTAATCTAAATTGTGCAGTATAATTATTTCCAGTATATAATAAATGTGTAGAAGGTATAGTTATAAAACTTCCTTCATCAGCTGACGGTGTATTTACCCTTATTGCTGAATTAGAATAGAATATTTGATACTGTTCTGAAATGACAGAAGTTGTTGCACCAGTTGCTGTCCAATTACTATTATTAACAGATATTAAAGATTCAGAACCACTTTCTAATTTTAATGTATTATCATTAGGATCAATGGCTAAAAGGCCTCCATGATCAGTTGAACCACCTAATAAATTTACCAAGTTACCAGATGCTGATAATCCATTTATAATTGTTGTTTCACTTGATACTATATCAGCACCTGTGAATCTTACTGGTGATGCATCATGATCATAATCGGTATAGTCTTCTATTGAATCAGCAATATTACCAATAATTTGAACAGCTGAAGCTGAATCATATCTCCACCAAGCTGCTAAAGTAGAAGATGATGGTGTAAATTCATTTAAAGCTGGTGCTATAGCTTCTGGAGCTTTACCTATAGCAGTTACTGCACCTATTTGACCGAGTGCTGAAGCAGAACCAGATACTGTCCATAGTCTAGTTTCATCTATTCTTCCCCCAAAAGAATAAGTACTAAACGGTATACGAGCACCAGTTCCAGCAAATGTTGTTGCTAATTCTGTCAATGTACTAGAACTATCTAATAATCTATCTATCCAAATTGACATTGTCTGCGCACCAGAATTAAATTCACAAAATACATGGTGCCAACTAGTGCCTTGTGTAATTGTACCTTCTGATGTAAGTGCATAATCAAATACATCATTATGGCTAACTCTAAACTCTATATGAGATTTTGTTCCTCCAGCTCCACTGACAACAACATTACTTGAATATATACCATCAAACCCTGTTGTGGGAGTAGTATCAAGATTTCTTATAATAGAAAAATCAGCGACAGTATATCTTGTATTTGCAGAAGTTAAACTATTTTTTAACCAAAAATCTATTGCCACATTTGTAGCACTTTTAGATATATTATCAAATGTAATACCACTTTGCACTTGTAATGTATCATCCACACCATCAAACGGTATAGACTTAGACGATAAAGGACCTGCAGTATCGTCAGTCAGACTTATAGTATCTGGATTTTCAACTAATCTAGAATACACAGTCTGAAATGATCCAGTTCCACCAGAATTAATAAATTTAAAAGCCATTATACATATTTCCTTATTATTTTATTAAAGTCCATCAAATTATAATACGTACCTGATTCTTTAACTTTAAAGTTTTTATCTACTATTTCTATTGTATAAGTTTCTGCATTTTTTAAAGATTTCCCTAATTTTCCAATAGCTTTTTTGATATTATTTTTATCGGCTACACCTTTCATAAATTCCAATGTAATATCAGTACTATCCGTATCATCATCATAATATGTATATAATTTTATCCATCCTTTTTTTAAAGCTGCACCATAAGGATCAGATTGGGTCCCTAAGTATTTTTCAACTACTTGTTCATGATTAAAACCTGCAACAAGCAGTGGTTTACCATTACCATTTATCCACCCTACTTGACTCTCAAATAATTGTCTAAGTTTCATTACACTTTTCCTATATATCTATTCTTACACGTGTTGTAATTGGTGTATCTGTTGGTTTTCTTATCGGATGTGAAAATTTTGCGATTGCCAATAAATTATTATAATCATCATATAATCCTACACTTGATAATCTAGGTGAAAACTTAATACCACTAGAAACTAAATCAGGGAAATATTCAGCTGCAGAAGTAGAACCTGTAAATGGATCTGTCATCCAATCACCATTTGCCGTAGTATTAAATGCAGTAGGATTTAATGTATAATTCAATTCATCAGGGTCAGCTTTACAATAAACACTTAATTCAGTATTAAGAACACATGCTCTATATTTTACAGAAGTTATTGATAACACCATTGCAGATTGACTTGATGTAACAACAAACATACCATCTGAATTTATAAATGAACCGACTGCTGTCGATCCACGGGCATCAATTAATTCACCACTACCAGAATCTATATAATCACCAGCATCTCGGCCACTACAAGTAGCTGTCAAAGAACCAGGTTCTATTTGACTATCAAAAAATCTTTTTCTCAATGAAAATACACCAATTCCAACTGTCAATCCTGTAGTATTATTTTCAAAATGATTTTTATGAAGTAACATCCTAGTTGATCTATATGCACCAGACAATGCAGAGGTTAAATTAGCAGTTAAAGCACAAACAGATGTTGCCAAAGTATCAGCCCCAGTTGTTGTTCCCGTTCTAGTAAGTAATCTTGATGTTTCAAAATTCGTATATACTACGTCACGTTCATTTAATAGCACATATGATGATTGAATATCCGAATTAACTTTAATCGGGAGTGTAGGTGTTTGGTCACTCATTATACTAATCTCAATTTTTCTTTAAATCCATCTTTACTAGAAAATGTTATTGTATTCACTTTAAATATCCTTCCCTCAAAATTGTTATTGCCAATAAAGTTATCTACTGAATTTTTATTTACATACGATATTGTAATATGTGGATAATAATCCAAATATGTATTATGATTCGGTATATTACTTTCTATGGCTCTTTGAATTTTATGTAATTCTCCACTTATAACTTCTAATTTTAACACGTCATATTCTTTTGAACGAAAAGCGGACATTGTACCAATTTTTATTGCGAAGGGCTTTAAAAATTTACTAAGTTTCCTGATTTTTTCTGGATCTTTATCTAATATACCACATAAAATAGTGCAATGAATTTCATCCTCTCTACCATATTTACCTTCTTTATCATATACTATCTTATCAATTATATTAGATGCCGACCAATCAATAACTTCTTGTGCAAATTTATCATGCATATCTATCTGAATATTACTATAAGAACAATCTATATCTTGTTTTTCAAATATTTTTTCTAAAGACAACATAACCCTTATCAGAAATCTAACTTTGCTTGAATTTCTAATTTTCTCGATTCATCTTTTTTCACAGGAGCTGATAATTTGCCTATTGCTAGCAATTCATTCTGATCATTATAAAATCCTACTGAAGTTATATAAGATGTTGGCTCATCGAACAAAGTCTCTTCTGTTTCTGGATTTGTACCAGTTGGATTTGTTGTATAATTAAATTCTGATCCAGATGCAACCGAAGTTGTCATCAATCTTCCTCTACTATCGACAGAATTAAATCTAAATCTATTAACATTAAATGCAGTATTAAGATTACCTGTAACAGCAAATCCAAAATCACCAGTAGTTCCAGAAGAAGGCCACAAAAAATTCAGTGATGCATTAGGATCATCAGCATCAATAATAATTAAACCAAGATCATAAAATATAGTACCAACTCTTGTTGCAGTTCCATCAAATGCTTGCCTAACTATTCTACCACCCATTATATCATTACCAACAATACCAGGTTCAGGCCTATCAGAATATAGATATGTTCTGTCTACTGCAGAAATTCCAGAATCAGTAAAAGAATCTCCAAAATCACCTGTTACTGTATTATCTCTTATATCATATAAACGTATATTACTATTTCCATATATAGTTCCGGTATTAGAAAATGCAGATCTATCGTCCGCACTTAATGTATTTCTTTCATTAAATAACCACCATGCTCTTACATTATTATGTCCAGATAATGTTGTATTATGAAAATTATCAAATGATATACCAGCACATGTAGATCCACTTACTATTTTATTTATGTTGTCTGTTATGCCAGTAGACCCATCATTAAATCTTATATTCCAGAATCTAACACTTTGAACTTGACCATCATATTGCCCACGAATATTTGCATCTGATGATAATGAACTAGGATCACCTCTATCACCAGTTGTATCACTTAATTCTCTATTATAATTAGATAAGCCAATGAATAATGTATTACCAGATGGAGATGCATCCTTTGGATCATGGGTCTCTATTGGTACTGATCTTATAGGAATTCTTTGTTCAAACATGTTTGCTTGAATTGCAGGCCCATTAGCATCATCTTCACCACCTAATCTAGGTTCAACCTGTTCTTTATTCAATAACTTATAACCATCTATATATCCAAACACTGCACCAGCACCAGATTCTGTTGTAGTAGCTTGATTATCTACACCACTAACACCCCATGTAACAATTATATGGTGAAATCTACCATCAAATATATTTATACCCACATCATCTGGAACAAATAAACCTGATGTTTGAACATTTGATTTTGCAAAATCTTCGGAAAAATCTCCATTAGCATTAACAGATCTAATACTAAATCTAAATGCATCTCTTGTATCATCGGCCGATTTAGTTAATTCAAGTTTCATAAATGAATTTTGTGATTCTACATTTGTTCCAGCCCAATTATCACTTGCTAATCTTCTCCATAATAACACACCGTTATTATATGGCCTTATAATTGCTTCGATAGTAATACCTGATGTTGCAACATCAATTGAAGACCCATTTGCTGATGCAGCACCGGCCATTGATGTCCACGGTACTGCAAAATATGAATTTTTATCTAAACCAGATTGACCTCTTATTGGGTTCTTAAAATCTACAGCAGTAACTAATCCTGTAGCAGAACCTATAACAACACCTGTTACCGATGTATTACTTAAATTCATTTCCAATCTGATTGAATTAGGTTCAATTGAAGAATTAAAAAGTTCCTTTCTAACTGAAATCATTCTAATAATTGAAGTTGTAATTGCTGTTGATGCACTTTGGAATGCTGTCGTGGATACAAATTTATTATTATCTCTATATAAGTATCCTTTTGTATAATTGAATATTGATTGATGTGATGCTGAAGAATTTGCATTTGAAGAACTCACATATTCTTGATCATTATCTGATAAGAAAATACCCGATGTTCTTTCTGCTGTTAATGAAGAACCAGGAATAGTTGATTTATCACAAAGAAATTGATATTTAAGTTCGCTATCTAATGATAAACCAAATGCTGGAGGTTGGGTAATATCAAAAAACTTAATTTTACCTATTGAACGAATACCTGTGAAAAAATGAACATTACTTGCAGACGCAGAATCTTCGGATACAATTATAGTCTTCTTATTGTTATATATAATAGGTCCAATTTCAGATTCAGTAAATTCTTTAAACATTTAATCTATTTCCTGCATTATTTTATTTCTAATAGCTTCAGGATTTTCATATATGTCTGTTTCCCAAAATCTTAGTATTTTAAATCCATTTCTAAGAGCTATAGAATTTTTAATATGATCATTTATTATTGTTTGTTTTTGTAAAACAGAATCTGGTGTGTATTTTTTAGGATTACAATGATGATAATCTCCATCAACCTCTATTAATACATTTCCTATAGCAAAATCAAATAATTTTCCTTCTACACATTTCTGTTTTGTATACAAAAAGTTTTCTTCCAAACATTCTTTTTCAAAAAATAATTCTAATTTAGAACCAAAACCTTTAAAAGAAGCTTTTCTTTTTTCTGTATACCACCCGTCTGAAAAATTCTTTCTGGATCTTTCAGTATCTGGATATTGTTCTATTGTTAAACCTTTATTCCAAGGTTCCCTGCCATCTTCATACTGTTTTGAAACAATTTTACTCATTTTATTTCTTATTTCTTTATTGTGGCCTTTGCCTTCTATCCATGAACGCCTACCGTTTTCGTATTGTTTCCTAACGGTAGACGTCATTTTTTCAGTATAAGATTTTATTCTAGGATCACTAGTATCTAAACCTGCATTCCAAGCTTTTTTATTAGCACATTTTCTAGAACAGTATTTTCTTTTACTTAATCTAGCGTTGAATTCTTCTTTACAAGTTTCACATATTTTTAGCATAATTATTCTCCTATACTATAAATATGTTTCTTTAGCAGTTAAAATACAAAAAATTTAATATTGCAAATTTACCGCTAACGTGACTTCATTATCAAATGCTTTTTTAACAGGCTTTGAAACTTTTCCAACTGCCAATAAATCACCATCTATTCCAAATAAACCAACAGTTGTTATATAAGTTCTTGGATTTGATGTTAATGAAGCTGTTATTGTACCGTTAACAGTATCGCTAATTGATGATGGATTATTTGTATAATTAAACTCTTTGTTAAATGCTCTACAAAAGAATGTAGTTCTTTGTAATTTATTCAACGATTTAAATGATAATGATGTACATACAACTTTACCTGCTGATGCTGCAGCACCAAATGTAAACCCAGATAATGAATTTACTAAGAAATGAGGCCATGCAGTACCACCGTGGAATAATAATGAACCTGATTCATAAAATATCGTACCAACAACATTAGATGTATTACTTTGTGAAACTAGTGCACCCTTTCTACCGACAGAACCTGTAATTGCTTCTTCCGGAATATCAATATATGTATTATTTCCAGTTGTGCCAAAAGCAAATACAGCAGTAACAGTACCAGAAACAATTGCATCATCTTGAGTTGTTCTTCCAATCTGTAAACTTCTTACTAAACCTGTAGTTGAAGTATTATCATGTGCAATAGGAAGCACGTTGCTTGCAGTCGAAGAAAAATAGTAATTAGATATATGCCTAAAAGCACTACTTAAAGGAATAGTTGTAGCTGTTCCTTGTGCATTAGAAAGAAATCCTGTTGAAGTCGTTTCAACAACAAATACATTAATATTTTTTGCTTGAGCAGCAGATAATGAAGCAATTTCAAATGATGTTTTATTCTCTATTACTGAATCTGCGACATCTCTATTTAAATCAAAATTTATGAGACTCATTGTTTATCCTCTTAAGTGGTCCCGCTCGCACTTACTGTCAACGAGAACGTTGCCCGGGCCCCAGTATTCACACCAGTAACATCAACTTTAACCGTACCAGATTTTGAACCTGCATTTAATCCAGTTGATATAAAAAATGTAGCTATGCCATCTTCCGGTATTGTTTTTGTACTATCTAACCTACTAATATCAGTATCTCTTGAAATTGCAGAATAACCTTGTGGATCTTCACCATTCTCTGTTGAAACATCTAATCTAACTGTGTCACCAAAGTTTGCTGTTGCTTCAGCAGGACTTAAAGCCAACTTAGAAATTTTAAGTGATCCTTGTGGCAGTGTAATTAATCTGTAATTAAGAGCAACTGATTCATTAGATACTGGTTCGAGTATAGGTAAGTTATTAACATCCGCATCTGGATCAGAGGCTGAAGCATCAAATAATTGATAATCAATTTCATCATCACCAAAAGCAAACTTAGTAATTTGAAACGATCCATCATTCTTCGCTAATAATTCTCTACCTTTATTTGTAAGTATTGCATCTATAATTGAAGTTGTGCTATCTAAAAAAGCGATTGTATACCTCCTTTTTCTACTTCGCTTGCCCATATTCTGAGAATAGTAAAGCCCCTTTTTTCTGCAAATAGGGTATGTTTTTTATCATTCATATTTATTTCCTCTTTCTTTTTCCATTAATATATTGTAAAATTTTTCACAATATTTAATATTTCTCTCCACAAATAGTTTACTGTGGCAATTTTGTTAACGAGTAGGGAACTTAATACTCCATATCTACTTATAACATAATTTATAATATAAATATCATATTTAAGACGTTTTATCTTCGGTTTGATTAGTTTTACTATCAACTTCGACATTCGTCAAAATTTATTCAGTGCCCTGCTCCTTTTGTACCTTTTTCGCGGCTTTTTTGAGCCTTTTAGAAGCAGTGTTTGTTGTTTTTATAGCTTTAGTTTTTTTAATTTTTAAATCTTTATTTTTTGATACTGTAAATATCCCAAAACTATTTTTATTATTGCTACTGTCAAAAGTTGTTAAGATTTTAAATTCATTATGTTCAAGTTTACTAACAATATTTTTAAATACAGATGGTGTTTTCATTTCATCTGTCACTTCACATTCTACATCATGTAGAATTATCGTTGATCCTTCTTGTAAATTGTCCCATATACCTTTGAATACTTTATCAAGATCTGAATGTAAGCTGTCAAAAAACACAATATCTGCATTTCCTACTGTACTCTTAAGTTGCCCAATTAAATCCTTAAGATCATCTACTTTAATTAATCCTGTATATTCACTTATTTGATTATCATTTAATACTTCGATCGCGCGAGGTTCTATTCCCCTATCATAATAATCAAAGCTATAAATTGTACCTCCTTGTAAGTCCTTTAATGCTTCAGCAATATATAATGTTGATAATCCCCCAAATGTAGGAAATTCTACTACCTTAATTGGTTTTTTATCTATAACAATATCATACAAAATATCTGCTTCTTCAAACGTTAACTCTTTTGGTCCTGTAAATTTTAATCTTTCTTTCGGCATATTATCCTTTCCTTTAACTTTCTAAAGTAATACCACCCTGGTTACTAATCTCATTTAATAATTCTCTTCTATTACCAATTGCAACTCTAAGTACCTGCGTCTTCTTATTAAATAGGTTCGTAATATTAATTGGAACCACACCAATTTCACCAGATAAAGAATTAGAATCATTTGCCAAACCTCTTACAACACCAGCAAGTTTCAATTTCATTTGAACTCTATTGGTTGCAATATTTGTTGTAAATTCTCTATCCTTACCTTCAATAATTCTTCCCCTACCATTTGTAATATCACCAATTTCTGCAATAAAATAATTTGTTCCGTCTGCAGAAACTGGAAATTCAAATTTAAGTGATGGTGTATCTGTTCTAAATGGTTTTCCTTGTCTTAATAATTGTATACCTCCATCAATAATTCCTTCTGCTGCTGAAACTGATGCAGTAGGCGATATCAATAATCTCGTTATTGTTACTTCAACATCTGTCTTATCTGGTGAATCAGGTTCAACTCTAATTGGTTGCGCTCTACCTATTCTTGTCTGGAAAAATCTTGGCACGTTAAACGAATCACCATTTCTATTACTTAATGAAGGTATTACTTGTGATGCACTAACATTATTTGTAACTACTTCCGTAACATTACCAAGTTTATATCCCTGGAATGTGGCAGTTGTTGATGCTGATGCATGGGCAGTGACTGAATCAACATTATAACGTGTATTAACCATCAATGATGTGGCTGAAAACGCTGTTAATGAATATTCTTCTCTTTCATGTTTTGGTCTATTAAGAACATGTGGTTCTATCAAAATACCTTGTGAAAGAAGGTGAGATTTTGCAGGTATAAATTGTTTAATAAATTTAAATACGCCTCCTAGCACATCATTAAAATTATCGATTGTATCCACAAAAGCATTTATATCAGCAATATAATTATATGCCCCAGTAAGGCCAGTTCCTGATGATTCATCAGACGGAAGATTACTAGCAGTATTATAACGTGTCATTATATCTTGTAATTTTGTAACAAATGGGCCTGTATATGAGGATTTATATAAATCCTCTGGATCACCTAATAGCTCCTTGATATTAAGATTTTCTTCTACACTTCTAAAATCTCTATTAACAACATTGATTGGATCAAAGTGTACACCAATTGTTCCAGGATCAGATATTTTACCCTGAACATTTTCTTGCCTTACTTTATCATTATCTACTGTGAGGCCTGTTGGATACCAGTTACTCAATATCGGGTGATTTGAAAAGACTCTATAACGCTTCGTTGCTTGATTTCCAAAATTAACAGGTGTTGCTGTTAAAGCCGCTGTAGTTGAATCAACTATATAGTTATTTGCAGATGGCAAGACTACATTTTCTTTCAATTTATAATGTGCTAATAACGATGCATTAGTAGCATTATTAGGTGAAGCCGTAGATGATATTATCGATGTTGATTCAAAATTTCTTGTATGTTCTTTAAGATCATTTTCATGTAAAAATGTATTCCAAGCTCTAACTTCATGCATATAACCATTAAATGAATTATGGCCAGGGAAATAGGCAGCTGAAACTGAACTAAAACCCCCGGAAGAATCATAGTTAAGACTTGCTGCTCCAGCAGTAGAACCGCTTGCTAATACTACTTCGTCAAATCCCCCACTACCTGAACCTGATAAACCCATTGCCCATATATTAATAAGATTTGCTGATCTTGATACTATAATGTTGGTGAATTTATCTTTTTTAGTAAATTCTGCTGTTGAAGAATTAACCGCTGTAAATGCACTTGTTCCTGCAGTTACCACGAAAATTGCTTGCCCGTTATCACTATCTAAATGCAATTGATATAATGGATGTCTAAATAATGTATTATAACCTGATGTCGCAGATACTCTAAATTCTAAAGTAAAATTGACATCTTCATCATTATCAAATGCCGAAACTGAAGATGGCAATTGCACGAAAACATCTCCAGATGATACAAGAACGGGTACATTTAACTCTTCTCTTACTTTTACTTTCTGATTTTTATTTAAAATCGAGAACTCGTCAACCCTAAGGAGATTATGATCCATACCATAGATACGTCCTATAGCCTCGATAGTTTCTCTAGTCCCTTTATTTTTCAGAAGATAAGTAAGATTATTTAAAATCCTATTCCATACTTCGTATGAAACTTCTTGAGTCGTTAGTCCAGTAGTGGACTTTGTAAAAAACGATTCAACAGTAGAATTTACGGCTGACTGATACAATGTTATACCATAGTGAGCAGCCAACACTGGTAAAAATTTATTTGGTGTTCTATTAACATCATCATAACTTATATGTTTTAAATATGATATTTGATCAGCAAAACCTTTTAACTCATCTAGCATATCACCCATTGCTTGTAATAATTTCTCAAGGATTTCATTATCATCTCCTTGAAATAATACGCCAGGAAGCATATTAACAAGTTTTTGTGACCTTGTTACTGATTTTTCTGCAGATGCAGCAAAGAAGTTATGATCATTAGAAGAACCAGTTGTTTGTTTAACTATATCAATATTTAATTCTTCAAATTCTACTGCTGCGGCACTTATTGAATTTACAATTGCTGTTTGGGAACCTGTAACTGTATTAGTGGCACTTCTTCTTACTAATGTAAGAAATACAGTTTCACCATTTGCATTTGTTGAACTTGCAGTAACTGTTCCAGTATCAGATAATTTATCCAATAAATATAGGTCATAACCAGATGATTCTTTTTTCCATTCGTCAACTTTATATATATTTTCAGCTGACAATCCTGCAAGATCACCTGCACTTAATCCAACTGGATAAGTGTCCTTTATCCTTCGCATTGAATTATTAAATTTACGTACAGCATTGCCAAAGAACACATGATTTCCAAACTCAGAATAATCTAAGAGTGGAAGAGCACGAGCATGATTTCCAGTTAAAGCAGTATTAGCAAGGTTCCCGGATGTCGATCCTAACCCTGATAATGAAGCAATAAGTGAATCAAAACTATAACCACTATCTGGCATATTATTTTCTCTTTAACACGAATGAAGTAGCGACATCTTCGGGATCAATATCAGCGGTAATTCTTTGTGCCTTTACCAATCCATAACCCCATTTGCTCGCATACTTCTGTATCATCCTTCTATATAATTTATCTCTACTAGCTTCTTTACCACTAAAACTTACATATTCTGGTTTCTTATTCTTCAAGAAATCTTTAACTATATCCATAATAGTAGCAAATACCTTAAATTCATTACCAGTCTTTGTAACACCTTGTCTTCCTGCTCCGTCACTAAATGATATTTCCCAAACGGCCGTCTGCGACCTCACACTAGGATCATCTATACTTTCTATTTGAACTGTATATAAATCTTCGTGCTTTATTTTTTCACCTGGTGCAGGTTCTTTTGCAAAAGTTCCCCACCATTCGCGATTATCTTTCCTATGCCATTTCCAAGGATATGGTCTATCTAATATTTCATTAAGTAACATTATATTACCTTAAATTCATACGTATCAGGGTCACTTACATATATAGTTTCGCCTCGTACATTTAATTTGAGAACAGGATTATATTTTACACCAATAAATAAATTATCTGTATCAATTTCAAAGAAATTACCATTAACATCTCTTGATATATTATAAGCACTAACCTCAACTTCATCGGTAGTTGATTCTCTTATTTCTATTGTTCCGTCTGTTACAATAAAGTTTGTTACTGCTGTTGTCGCAGCAGTCAATGCAGTAAATGTCGTAGAATCATCTTTTATATGAATTCTTACTCTTCCTTTGCTACCTTTTTCATATTCTCTTTTTATATTCTGCATCGAAATTCTATATTCAGAAGTTTTAAAATTATCAAAACCAGATGCAGGATTAGATGTTGTAAATGTAAATGCATAATTTGCAGTTGGAGATGCCGAAACAAACCAATTATCTTTAAATGTTGAATATGTATTTGATGTAAGAGGTAATGTTCCTATATCACATTTATAAATACCTTTAGACTTCCTAGTGGCAACTAATCCAGTTTTAATAGATGTACTATCACCACTTATTGTAATATTACCCGGAAATGGGCCTGTAGTATTAAGATCTTGTAATTGACCATTAACAATATTATAGAAATATAAATTACCTGTGCTATTAAATGATATTTCTGCTCTGTCATCTTTGATTGAATCATCCCATTCTAACTGAATGTATGGGGCCATTGTTGTATTAGTTTCTCTTCCGTGGAACTTTTTGAAATTATGAGATAAAGCTGAATTAGTGCCTGTCTTAATCTCTTGTGCATCACTCATTTTTATAGCAACACCGAAATTACCAGTATTTCCACCTAACCAATCAACAAATAAATCAGTAATTTTAACACGTAGATTTTCTTCACCATGATTGAAATGTTGAGTAGCAGAACTAGCATCAATCTTAAATTTTCCACCAGTTGTTGTCCAAGCTACTGTAGACTGCGCAGATAAGGCATTCGCATACCCTGTTTCAGCTAAATCTTCAATATCTAAACCTCTTCCTTCATCCCATTCTTGTGTTAAAGGATGAACATCAATATTGAATGAAGTTGCTATTTCATCCTCGTGCTTAGCATCAAACATGTATAAATATGCAGAAACAGTTGAATCAGTTGTTGGATCGGGTAAATCACCTGCATTAATTGATCCCGTTAAAGCTGATAAATTAAACTTGATGAATATCCTTGCAAATTCTTTTCTATCTTTAACAGTACTAAAAATGTTATGAACTTGTAAGATTGGCGATAATCCAAGATTTGCTGTTAAACTTCGTTCATCTATATATGTATCTTGTAATGCAAATGCTCTTTTTACACTCATCTATTTTCTCACCATTTTATAATTGCCTGCCTTATTATATAGTTCTACCGATAATATCAAAGTTTTCATATTTCAATTCCCATACTGCATTTTCTGGGAATTGAATAATACCTTTTCTTGTATTTTCATTGACATTAAATTCAGTATTTGAATATTCTCTACCATCTTTTGTTCCAGTAAAATTAATTATCTTAAGTGTGGGAACGGATCTTATTATACTTAATGATTGAATCTTTGAAATTATTTCTGGTAAAATTATGAAATCATTAAAATTTGTTTCTGATATGTCAAATTCTCTTTTTAGCATAAAAAATGCTTGCAGTAGTGCTTCATTAGCATTTACATTTGGTTCTGGCAATATTGTAAAATCAACGCCAATATTTATTATTTCGCCATCACTAATTCTAACTGAATCACTAAATGATTTATATCGTCCAATAAAATTTTCTAAATTATTTTTTAGAATATTGCCAGCTTTTATCAATTGACCGTCTGTATTTTGTGAAACTGTCAATAATTCTACACCAAGATTATTTGATTTATCAGATCTAGCATACGTTCTGAATACTGTGCCAAATTTTGATGGCATGTTTAATGCTGTCATTTGATAATCAAGTAAAGTTACTGCACGTTGCTGAGTAGAAAAGAACGCGGATGCATTTTCTCTTATCTCTGTTTTATTTTCTCTATTTGTGCCACCTGAAGCTGGTAGTGGGTTATTCACTGTCAAACTTCTTTCAATGTTTTCTGCTATATTAGCTGAAACACTGAGAAAATTTATTGAATTAAACACTATATCTACATTTCTTAAATATTGTAAAGTATTAGATCCAACGTTTGTTGCTAAACCACCACCATATCTATATGTAATATCAATACCTACATTTGCCGGTGTTAATCCTAATGATCTTGTTTTAAGAAATTGTGTAGCATTTATAGTAGGCGCAGAAAATCCAGACGCTGAACCTCTTAATGTAGGGGGCAATATAAAATCAGATGGATTAGGAATTATTTCACTATCTTCTAAATTCTTTTCTGTTCCCGCACCAAATCTAATACTTATATTCCCATCTACTTCAGGTTCTATCGTAGCTCTTCTAGAAATTCTCTTTGCTTTCATAACAAATGGGGTATCACCTGATGTTGATGTAGTATTATCTTCTCCTATGAAAACTGTATCTTGTGCCAAGTTATCAACTATCTGCCATGCAAAGCCGTCATTAGATGATATAGAAGTTATTTCTGTTATATCAGTATTGGGTAATGTTAATTTGAGAAACGGTATAGCATTTCCAGCTGTATAAGTGAATGTTCTAGACTCGCCTGCAACAGCAGATATTGATGATATCGATGCAGTTATTAAACCATTTGTTTGATCACTAATTGTTCTATTCGCTGTAACTGAAAAATTCACATCTTCTAAAATTTCAAATGATTGTGGTGGATTAATTATTGTTTGAACTCTTGTTCCTTTTCTAATCGTAAATAAAGATTCAGCACTAGTTGCTGCGGCCATTACTGCACTTAATGTTAAATCAGTCATTGCAGGGGATGCTAATTTAGGCTTTCTACCAAGAGTCTTTGAAAGACCTATTATATTTTTTTCTTCCAAAGCTCTATGAATAAATGTTTCATTTGCTTGCCTATCAATATAAAATGAAAATAAATCGCCTAAGTATGCAACGAGTTCTAAGATTGCCATACCACCTGATGCTTCATTAAAATCTTGAAAATCATTTGGAAAATTTTGTTTTGTAAATGCAACAAGATCTTGCTTAATAGCATCAAAATCTTTTGACAAATAGTTTATATTACGTACTTCTTTTAATTTTTCCTGTGCCATTTATATTCTCTATCCTGTAATTCTAAGTTGTATTGAGTCAGTAAATTTATCAGCATCAGTTATAGTATAATTCATTTTTATCAATAAATCATTTCTACTTATTCCAATATTATCACTTGGATCGTCTTCTATAATTACTTCTAAAGTTGTTAATTTTATATGAGGCATCCATTGTTCCAAAGTAACTTTTATCTCATTTGTTAGACGAGTTTTCATTTCAGCTGGATTTATTTGTTCGAATAATTCACCTGAAAATATTGATATATTTGTACCAAGATCAGAATGAATTATTCTCTCACCTTTTGAAGTTAATAGTAATGTTTTTATATCTTCTCTTATGGCAGCAATAGTTGTTTGATTTTGTGAAAAGAAACCAGAATTTTCTGATCTTAATGGAAACTGGAAGTTAATGCCTGGCATTATATTACTCTCTAATTTATGAATTGTCCTTTACTTAAATGACCTTTAAAGTTATCCCTTAAACTAACAAGTTCATTTATGATTGTATCAATATTTTTTACATCCATCGTCGCGACGTTTGCTGATGTATCATTATTTGCCTCGTCAGGGCCAGAGTTAGGCATATCTATTGCAAGTGTAAATTCTACACCAAATCCTAATGCTATTCTTTTTGATTCACGTAAAGATGCCTCTATTGACCTATCTCTGTCGATATCTTCGTCGCGACCTTTCAGATTTCTGAAAGAAAATCCATCCTTTGTTCTTGGGGCTTTTTCATTACCAAATAATTCCATATTAAT